GTGTAATTTTCATTACCCGCCCTACTTAATTTTGTTCCTTGTCCCTCTACGTCTAAAGTGAATTGTTCTTGCATTAAGAAAGAAAAATTACCTGTAGTTATTACGCAGTTTTGTACTTTAAAAGTACTGCTTCCTGTCTGTATATACATATCAAATACTTTTAGTTGTTGTGTATCTATTTCAGAAACACTAGTACTAATAAAATCTGTTAGTAAGTCCATGACTAAAGACTCATCTTTTTCTGCTGTTAGTGGAACAGTGAAACTAAATTGTGCCGGGTTGGCTTTAGTTACTGAGGTTCCCTCTATCATTTTTGTTTGATCGTGCAAAGTCTTTACTGGGTACGAATCTTCCGCAAATGTTTGGGAAAAGCTTAAGGCGGTACTGGTATATATTCTATACTTGTTACCGCCATAAACTATAAATAGCTTACTCTCCTTGAGAAAACTATAAGACATTCTACTTAAGCGTCTAGTGCTCTAGCACCTGTGTCGGCATAACCGGCTTGGGTGTGGATTGTGCTTCCTAAGTATTTAACTGACATCTCGTCTCCTGTCAGTAGATCAGTTCCGTGAGCTGCAAACTCTACAGAAGCTGATATAAGATCTCCTACTTCAATTGTTGGAACAGTTAAATGAGCCTTTGGCATATTGAATTCAACACCTGGTGCTGTAAAGTCATTTGCCTGCATTGCGTCACCATCTGATCCTACTGATCCTGCTACACCCATGAATAAACGCATGTCAAATACGTTGGACACAAGGTCGGTAGCGTTGGATAAGTCGCTTAGAAGTTGATTAGAACCATCAGTTTTGGTATCAAGGTACATGGTTAAAGAACCACTTACTACCCTAGCACCTGTAAATGAGCCAATCGGCTTATCTACAACACCAATAGTTTCTGGTGTTACATAAGTAACGTTGTTTGCAATAGTTAGAGAACCACCTGTAATATTAATATCATAAGTTCTGTTATCTAGTCCATTTGATGAAGCTCCACCACCTTGTGCGTCTGCATCAAGATATAAACTTGAAAGTTTATTTCTTAAATAATCAGCATCACTTGGTCCAGTTGTGTCTACATAGTTATACGTTTCCGCATTAGTATCTACATTAGAGTTAGTTGGTGCAGCTGCTGAAGTTCCCTGAATAATATGCTTAGACGGGTCTTCAATTGCTTCTGAGACTTGGTCAATAGTAGTAGCATTACCAGACCATGTGATCTGTGCTATGCCATCAATTGAAAAGTCAATTTCTGCTTGGTTAATCTGTGCTTGATTTAACCTATATGTTGTTTTTTCTAGTGCGAAATAGATGCTTAGTTTCATAAGTTCATGAACATCTGATTGGTCAAATTTACATAGTGAACCAACCACTGCAGTACTAGTTACTTGAACACCTGCGCCTGAAGCGTCTGATGCATTTGGTAATCCAGTGCCTGATAGTGCTGCCCATAGTATATTCTCACAACAGTCAAAGACTCCTGCGTCTCTGAAACTATTTGCTCCATGTACAAAAGGTCTGACATACGTGCCAAATGACCATTCTGCTGGTGGTAAAGAATCATTGAATCTTTTTGAACCCCTATTAGGTGCTGCACCTGCTTCTGAAATTGTTACGTCTGTAGAATCACTTCCTTGTGAGAAGCTATATCCGTCTAACACACCAATTCTAAAAGTATTTGCGTCTACTTCATTTCCTTTGAACTTTCCTGTTCCCGCTCTTCCGCCGTCTGCTGTTATAGTTGCTGATATTGAATCAACAGTTACTACTAGTCCGCTTGCGCTGGAATTATTAGTTCCTGCGAAATTTTGTACAGCTGTTTCCGTTGCAGTTTCATTGACTGCGAACGCTGCTCCCCTAAAATTATTAGGGATACCAATAGTAGCAACAGGTCCAGTTGCTGAACCTCCTGTTATACTTAGAACTATTACTTTGAAGCCAGTACCGCTACTAGAAGTTGTTCCTAGTGTTACGATATCGCCTACTGCGTATGCTGTTCCAGCAGTACTTACATGAGCGGTCTTTACTCCGCCAGTAGCGCCAACTCCGTTTCCAGAACTGACAAATACTTTGGTATTTCTCGATAGATTTAAAGCCATTTGCTTTCTCCTATATTTTACTTTGAAAGTACTTCGCTAGATTATTATCAGCGTTTGTAATTTCGTTTAATACCTACACTCTAGAGTCATTTCGCCAATTCCTAAGGGTTCTAAAACACCTTCATCGGTTGACATTGACTGTAAAGTTAAGGAAGTCGTTGTTAAGTTCGGGCTTACTGTATCATCGTAAGTCAGAACATCATTGTTGTCGATAACTCTTTCAATGTCTTCCATTAAAATAGCTAAGACTTCTTGTGGGTCATCTTGATCTTCAACATAAACTCTTATGTCTATAGTTAAGAATCTCCATTTAAACTCACCTGGTTGATACTCTCTAGTTTCATCTCCAGCTACCACGCATACTTTCGGGAACTCTTGAATTTGATCTAGGAATACCATTCCTGAGTGAACATTTAAAAATGTGTTTGAATTGAATGGGTGATTACCATCAATTAAATTTAATTTTTTTACTAGTGCATCTACTACTTTCTTTCTTGCTGTTCTATATTGTGATGCCATTATACCCTCCTAAGGCTAGTTAGTTTTTCTTCTGTATACTGTATCGCTAATTTTCTTATACTCTTAGTTATTAACATTTTAGGATTATATCCTTTAGGCCAGTTCTTTGATCCTGTACCCTCGAAGGTTTCGTAAACTCCTGTTCTATTTTTACTAGTTCCTCCGCCTGTTAACATATAAGTATAATCTCCTGTTAATCCATTAGGAGTTTCTTTCAGTTTTCTCAGTGTTACACTATTTGAGAATTTACCAGTCTGATTTATTAGTGCTGGTCTTCCCATATCTCGTCTTACCTGTGCAGGTAAACGTTTATTTATTTGTTTTGTTAATTTGAGTAAGTTATTTGACTTACCCCTTTTAGTTTTTTCAGGTTTGCCTCTAGCTAATTTTCCAGCTGCAACAAGAGCTATTGCTGCTTGAATAGTTGGAGAACTTTTTGACTGCTTTACTTCTTTAGGTGCCCTTGTCTCTGCTTTAAACTGTTTTGCAGTAAGTTTCTTAACTACTTTAAATCTTCTATCTGGTCTTCCAGATTTAGTTAGTGGAATAGCTATATCTTGTATAGTATCTTCTATTATTTGCTGCTTTATACTTTTACTAGCAGTCATAGTGAGTCCATATAATGTTGAACCCGGCTTCATAATCTCTTTCTTTATATATTCTCTTGTAGCTCTTTCAAATTTATTAAGCATGCCTGTTGTATCTGAGGTTAGTTTACTACCTTTCTTATTATACTCTAAGCTAGCTTTAACAGTAGTAGTATACTTATATTTACCAAAGCTACCCTTATGACTCTTTCTTCCCCAAGAAATACTCATGTTCTGTTCCGCAAAGTCAAAAACATTTAAAACATGTGTAGTAAGAGGAGTATTTACAGTAGGTTTACTTTCTCTTAAATTTTTTACAGCCAGCTCTGCTATTGTTGTACCTGATTGGTGACTAACATTAGTATTTTGTCCTAGTTGCAAACTAATTTTTTTAGTACCTTTCTTACCTTTAGAGTCTGTGTAAGGCATACTGCTGTCTCTACTCATAGCTTTTCCACTAAATAAGTCTAGCTTAGCACTAGCTACTACATCTACCCATTTGTCGTATACTAGGTCTCTAAATCCTTTTGCTACTTTTGCTACTGAACTATCATTTGCTATTGAGTTACTTTTAACTTTTATAAACCTAACTAAAATTGAGTTTTTTCTTCTTTTATCACTTACTAAGTAAACGCCTTTATTCTCTATTGTGTTATTCCACGCTTTTAAGTTTACCCCACAGCGTCCTGTTGACTTAATCTCTGTTATTGCTATTTTTACAGCTTCATTCCAATGTTCTACTGCGTTTGCCCTCTTATTCATCTGGTTAGCACTTATAATTTCTTTTGTGCCTTTTCTTATAGCATCTACAAAGGGTTTACCTCCCATGGATATATCTAATACTACATTGTCTCCAAGGCCTGATAGTTTTCCTATTTGAGCTCGTTGTTCTTTCACTAGTTTGTTATAGTGTTGTACAACATCCTTTATCGCCATTAGCTATATATTTTATACATATCTAGTATTCTCTTAATATGGTCTGGGAATCCTATGTTGCCAGTTAAACTAGAGGATACTTGTGTTTCTACACTTGCTCCTGACATTGACATTCTTTCTTTTCTTTCGTCTTTCATGTAATACTTGATTAAATCAAATATTGCTAATTTTAAATCGTCTGGAGTATTTACATACCCTGCTTTGTATGTAAGCTTTACAGCTTTCATACCTTTTGGCCAGTGCTTAGTACTGGTTGCCGTTGTTCTAGTAATACTATCTGAATCAGTGTCTACTACATATTCATATTTGCCACTATTGTCAGAATTTTCTGTGATTAGTGTTACATATGTGTCTGCTTGACTTGTTCTTTCTTGTACCGATACTACGGCTATTATTGGTGATTCCTCTGTGATTATGGTATCTACTAGAGAATCTTTTATATTAAAATATTCGACTTTATTAGTGCTAGCGTAATCTACAATAGAACTCCCGCAATAAGTCTTAACGAGTTGGGAAACTTGGTCTATAACTACATTTATACGTGCATCGTTCTTTATACTTTGCAATCCTGCGAAGTCTTTGTATTGCTGTAATGTAACTAAATCTGCCATATGTTTTCCTTAAAAAGTGTGGTGGAGTTGCCCCCACCACGTAATTACAAAAGTATTAACTACCTTTATACTGAAGACTAATACATGCTGTTGAAGCATCTATCATGTCTGTGAATCCTAGTCTCTGTGAAGCGACTAGTACTCTTCTTTGATTCGCAACTTCGTAGTCGGACTCAATAGTAACACCTCTTAATCTAGGCATTACGAAGTTCTTAACATTAACAGCAACTGCAAAGAATT